GGTTATGATACCAGGATGTACGCTAGATAATATATTTGCTAATGCAAAAGCAATCAAGCTAGATAATTTGCAAAAGAAAAGTGATGAAGCATTTAAAAAAATGATGGATGTAAAAACAAGTAAGGATATGGCACCTAAAAAGATGTTAGAAGCATTAGTTAAAAGAAAGGAATATGCAAAGCGATATAAAAGGTATGAGAGTGAAATTTATAAGCTTTTATATAACAGATAAGGAGATGTAAAACGGATGAAATTAATGTTCCATGTACTTAAAAATAATTCAAGGTTAAACATAGATAATGAGAAAATAGAGTTTATTGACATAGATAAAAAGTTAGAAGAGGAGTTTATAGAGGTATCAGAGGCAATTAATAACTATAGAAAATCTAAGAGCCTACATGATCTAAAAGAGATAATTAGAGAAACATTTGACTTAATACAAATTTGTATATTAATTCTATGGAAATGTAATAGACAGGCTCAAACCTTTGATGAAGAAAATCTTATTCAGGATATTAATTTTGAACATAAGGACAAGTTAATTAATAGAGGATGGATAATAAAGACTGGAATAGAAGTGGATGTGAAAGAGTAATGGTGAGGAGTTGAATTAATGTCTTGTAAATATGCTAAATTTGATGAAGATAATTGGTATACATGTAGTATAACAGAAGATAGCTGCATGTTTATAGTACCTAATAAAGATGCTTGCGATAAGAGATATCCAAATAAAAATAAAGGTATATCCAAATGTAATAAGGAGGATTGTTAATGTACGATATAGAGAAAGAATTAGGATTATATAGACTTAGAGAAATAGAAATAGAGGATATGAAATTAAAAATAGAAGAGTTAGAAATAGGAGAGCAGTTGCAAGGTACTAACTTTGATGAAAAGGTACAAACATCAATGAAGTGTAAGAATAATGATTACATTATGGAGCAAAGAGAAATTCTTAAGAAGAAAATAAGACTTAATGAATTAGCAAATAAGAGAGTCGATAATGCATTAAAAATATTAAAAGATAAAGATGACTTAGAAGTTATAAAAAGAGTATTAATAGATAAAAAAAGTATGGCAAGGACTTCACAAGAGTTATTTAGGAGTAGAAAAAGTGTAAGGAAGTCACTAGAGAGGTCATTAATTGAATTAAAAGAACATACTAAGGGTAACAGCAAAGGTAACACAAAGGTATCATGAAAGGGTACATAGATGTACCACAAAAGGGACATAAAAGGAACAGGAAAGGTCCTAGTATAGGACAGAGTTTAAATGCTATAATGTAAGTAAGTAAAAATAGATAAGCACTTAGAGAAAATATCTAGGTGCTTTTATTTTGCAAAAAATAAGTGAGGTGAGAGTGTGAATGCAGATGAAAAAATAAAAGGTAAACAACAAGGTAACAGTAAGCAACACTCTAAGAAAAAGCTTACTGAAAAAGAAATTGAGGAACTTATGAGACATAGTTCTTACAAAAGAGGACATGGTGGAAGTATTAGGCAGGTGAAGTAAATGTGATAAAAAAGCGACCTTCTAAGCCTATTAAATCAGCAGAAAAAGTAAAAGATGTACAAGATTATCTCAGATATAGGAGTTATAGAAATTATGTGCTTTTTACTGTAGGTGTAACAACAGGATATAGAGCAGGAGATTTAGTAAGTCTTAAAGTAAGGGATATAAGAGAAGCACTAAGGAGAAAAGAATTTGAAATTTTTGAAGGTAAGAAAAAGAACTCAAAGAACATAAGAGAAAAGAATAGAAGACCAAGGATAGTAGAAATAAGACCTAAGTTAGCAGCTATACTTAAAGAATATATTAAAGATAAAAAGGATTATGAATATGTATTTCAGAGTAGAAAAGGAATTAATCAGCATATAGGTGTTCAAGCAGTAAGCAATGCACTTAAGGAAGCTGGAGAATATTTTGATTTACAAGATATATCTGCTCATAGTATGCGTAAGACTTATGCTTATAAAATATATTTAGAAAGTGAAAATAATATAGTAGCAGTAAAAGAAATGTTAGGTCATAGCAGCATAGAAGAAACAAAATTGTATATAGGTTTAGATCGAGATTTATATCACCAATATAGTAAGTCACTAGATGATTTTCTAAGGTGATTTTATTTTTTTAGAGTATGAATGTTTAAAAAAATAAAGTATAAACATTCAGAGTAAAAAAATAAATGCATATAGAAGAAGTAATTTTAAAATATGAATGTGTGATTACCTATGATAATTAAACATTCAAACAAGAAAAGACGAACTATAATATCAATATAAAACATAATATTCGTTATAAAAGGAGGTAAAATATGATAATTTTAAAGTCGTTAGTTGGTTTAAGTGATGAACAAATATCTAAAGAGGAAGAAGAGCTATCCAAAAGAATTGGAGAGAAAGTTATTATTATTCCATGCAAATATGAGATTGTAGAAATTAATAATAAAATATGTAGGTAACAGATATGGCTAAAGCATTTGCAAAACCTTTTTATAATAGCAAAGCATGGAAAGAATGTAGGAAGGCTTATATTAATAGTGTAAATGGATTATGTGAAATATGTATGGAGAAGGGAAAGATAGTGCCTGGCAACATACTACATCACAAAGAATATATAACGCCAGACAATATAACTGATGCTTACTTAACTCTTGGTTGGGATAACTTAATGTATGTATGTACAGAATGTCATAATCATATTCACTATTCATATTTAGATAACATAAGAGAAGATGTAATGTTTGATAGTAATGGTGAGTTAATAGAGAAAGAGTAGACTGAATGAGAGGAGCGAGTTAGTAAGAAGTGATTAGTAATATACCTAGTATGTGGTTTATCAAACACATTATAAAGTTAAAGTATTTAAAGATATTAGTATACGTAACTAAATTATCACAGAAACAAAATAAATATATAAGCTTATATGTTCAAAGAAAACTTTTAGAAGAGGGAGTAAAAATAAATTCAGAAATAAAATATAAAGTATCTAACTCCCCCCATAAAAACATTTAAAGGTGAGACCTAAAAGACCGGCGGGGAACTTTTGTGTAACGCACAGGAGAATTTAGAGGGGTGGTGTAGTATGTGGCAAAAGCAAAAAACACGAAAGATAAATGCAAAGAGATAGCAAAAGATTTAGAGATTAAAAAAGAGATAAAGAAAATTAGTATCCTTTTCAAAGACTTAGATAAAAATGTAAAAAAGACAGTGGAGTCATTAATTCAAAATGCTGCTTTCATGGCAGTGACTTTAAGAGATTTACAATCTACATTAAATGAAAATGGAATGATTACAGAATATCAAAATGGAGAAAATCAATGGGGAACTAAGAAGTCACCAGAAGTAGAAATTTATAATGCCATGGTTAAAAATTATATAACTGCAATGAAATCATTAAATGATTTTTTACCTAAAGAAAAAGAGGTAAATGTATCTGATGGGTTTGATGAATTCGTAGGTAATAGGGATGATTAAATACTCAGCGGATTATAATCCAATATTAGATTATTGGGAATTAATTAAAAGTGGTAAAGAAGTTGTTTCTAAAAAGATTTATAAGACTTATAAGCATATAGTATCACAATTAAATAACAACAATAGTGAGTATTATTACAGTAATTCAAGAGCAAATCATATTTTAGAATTTGCAGAGAACTATTGTAGACATAGCAAAGGTAAATTTGGGGGACAACCGGTTAGATTAGAGCTGTGGGAAAAGGCACATCTTGCTGTAGTTTTTGGATTTATTGACATTGAAGGCAATAGAAAATATAGAGAATCTGTTTTAATAGTTGGAAAGAAAAACGGTAAATCTTTACTTGCATCTATCGTTGGATTATATATGCAAGTTGGAGATGGAGAACCAGGGCCAGAAATATATGCAGTTGCTACTAAAAAAGACCAATCAAAAATTATATGGCTTGAATCTAAAAGAATGATAAAAAAGTCCCCAGCATTACGAAAGAGAATTAGACCATTAGTAGCTGAAATAGATAGTGATTTTAATGATGGAGTATTTAAGCCGCTTGCAAGTGATAGTGATACTTTAGATGGACTTAATATACATTGTGTATTAATGGATGAAATACACCAATGGAAAAATGGCAAAGCCTTATATGACATAATGGCAGATGGTGTAAGTGCTAGAGAACAACCTCTTGTGTATATTACTTCTACAGCTGGAACAGTTAGAGAAGATATATACGACCAAAAATATGATGAAGCTGAAAGAGTTATTAATGGCTATGATGATGTTAATGGTTACCATGACGAGCATTTCATAGCTTTTATTTATGAGTTAGATGATCGTAAAGAGTGGATAAATGAGAGTTGTTGGAAGAAAGCTAATCCAGGACTAGGAACGATTAAAAATTTAGCAACATTAAAAGCTAAGGTTGAAAAAGCAAAACAGAACTCAATGCTAGTTAAAAATTTAGTATGTAAAGAGTTTAATATTAGAGAAACTTCTAGTGAAGCATGGTTAACCTTTGAAGATTTGAATAATACAGCAACATTTGATATATCAAAATTAAAACCTAGATATTGCATAGGAGGGTTAGATCTTAGTGCAACTACAGATTTAACTTGTGCAACTATAATATTCAAAGTTCTTAATGATGAAACCTTATATGTAAAACAAATGTATTGGTTGCCAGCTGATTTACTTGAAGAACGTTCAAAGGTTGATAAAATACCTTATGATTTATGGCTAGACCAAGATTTACTGAGAGTATCTGAGGGGAATAAGATTAATTATAAAGATGTTACTGATTGGTTCTTAGAAGTACAGAATGAGTTAGATATTTACATTTATAAAATTGGTTATGATAGTTGGAATAGCCAATATATAATTGATGAATTACAACAAAATTTTGGTAAAGAATCAACTGAACCTGTTATCCAAGGTAAGAAAACAATGTCAAGCCCTATGAAGAACATGGCAGCAGATCTGGCAGCAAAAAAAATCAATTATAATAATAATCCAATCTTGAAGTGGAATTTAAGCAATGCTGCAATAGATGTTGATAGAAATGACAATATACAGCTATGTAAAACAAGTAAAGCGACAAGAAGAATAGATGGTGTAGCAAGTTTAATAGATGCTTATATATGCTTAGAACGTAACTATGAGAACTACATCAACTTAATTTAAAGGAGGTGAAGAATTGGGAATACTAAGTATATTTAAGAATAAAAGCACTGCAAAAACAAGGTTTGAAATGATAACAGATAAAGGCAATGGATATTATACGTGGAATGGGAATCTATATAAGAGTGATATTGTTAGAGCTTGTATAAGACCAAAGGCAAAAGCAGTGGGAAAGTTAGTAGCAAAACATATAAGAGAAACAGTTAATAAAGATGGTTCAATTAATCTAAAAGTTAATCCGGATGTATATATGAGATTCATTTTAGAAGAACCAAATCCATATATGACAGGACAAATGTTACAAGAGAAAGTAACAACACAATTACAACTTAACAACAATGCTTTTATTTATATAAATCGTGATGAAAATGGGTACCC